CCGGTTCCCCCTCGAGGGCGACGGCGGCATCCCAAATCTGATCGCCGAGGGTGTCGAGGGCGGCCATCTGCGCCTCATCGGTGCCGTCGACGACGGCGACGACGGGGAACGTGACGACGATCAGCGGGGCCCCGTCGTCGTCGGCGGCGCGGCGGCCGGCGACGTCGAGGTAGACGCACGGCGTCGCCAGCTCGAGCGGCCGGAAGGCGAACACCGGCACCGGCGCCACCGCCGCGGTCAGGGCCTCGGCCAGGGTCTGGCGGGCCTCGGCGGTAATGCTCATGCCGGCGCCCATTTCGAGCCGTGGCACCACGGCGTCAACAGGTCGCGGTAGCCGGCCAGCGGATCCCGCGGGATGCGCAGGGCGCCGGTGTCGGACCAGGCGTCGGACACGTCCGATTCGGCGTCCTTGAAGCGGTAGACGCGGATCGCCACACCGAGCGCGGCCCGCCACACCGACTCCGGATACGGCACCTCGAGGACGACCTCGAGCTCGTCGTCGACGAGCTCGTTGGCCGCCGCAGTACAGCGCGTCACGTAGCCGATGTCGGGGTGCCCGGCGGGCAGGCGGAGGCGGGCGATGACGTCGTCGGCGAGGACGTAGTGCGGTACCGGGTCCCCGACGGTGAAGCTGAACAGCAGCGGCGGCGCCTCGGTGGCGTCGGGGTTGCGGACCGTGACGGTCACCTCGGCCGGCCCGGAAGCGGTCGAGGGTTGAACGATCGTCGTCACCTCGCCGTCGGCGACCCATGTCGTTGGTTCGTCACCGCCACCGAACACGATCACGGCGGCCGGGTCGAACCCGGCACCGAGGACGCGCAAGGTGAGGTTCGCTCCGCCGACCCGGGCGCCGTCCGGGTCGAGCGCGGTGACGACCGGCGCCGGCACGGCGGGCTACTTGGCGGCCGAACGCTTCGTCGCCGCGACGAGCGGGGCGGGCAGGGTGACGGTGACCTCGACGACGCCGGCCGGCAGGAACACGCCGGCCGTGCCCATCCCCCAGATGGCGACGTTGGTGCCGAGTTTCTCGATGTCCTCGGCGGTGACGATGAACGGTCCTTCCTCGAACCATGCCGCGGCGCCCGGGTTGGTGATGATGAGGGTTCCGGCCGGCAGTCCGGGCGCCTCGGTGATCGTCAACCCGGACACCGAGATGGTCAGCGTCGAGGCTTGCGCCGTGCCGGCCGTGTTCTGCGTCCCATACATCTGCGGCCACAGCCACGGGGCGCCGCCGAGGGCGATGAATACGTCGGTGGCGGCGAGGGCCACCGAGGCAGGTTCCCCGGTGACGTTGCGGACCTTCGTCGAGGCGGCGAACAGGACGGCGCGGAACGCGGAGCCGTCGGTGTCGGCGGCCAGGTCGTAGACATCCGGCGCGGCGTCGACGGCGGAGAGGACGGTGGCGAACGCGACCTCGGTGGTTAGCCCGTATGCGATCTGCAAGATCCGGTCGTACAGGGCCATGTATGACGGCGACGACCGGCGCTGGAGCTGATATGACACGTCGGATCCGCCGGCGAATGTGTCGAGGGTGGCCTGCCCCCGTTTGAAGCTGACCTTGACCGAGTTGATCGGGCTTTTCTCGGTCGGGGTTTGCTCTTTGACGATGGCCAACAGGTCGCCGTCGTAGTACGGCCAGTAGACATCCATGCCGGCGTCGCCCGGGTTGCGCGGTCCGCCGAGGGCGGTGACCGACGGGCGGCCCCGGTCGACGATGCCGAACACCTCGGTCAGCCATGACGGCGGCATCAGCCCCGGATTGTCGGCGGTGACCTGATCGAGCAGGGCCCGCCCGACGATGCCGGTGGCGGCCACCCGGTCGAGCTCGCGCCATTGCTGGTAGGCGGCGGCGAACGCCGTGCGCAGCTCGGCGGCCCGGTCACCCTCGGCGGCCCGCGCCGCGGTGACGAACTCGCGGAAATTGGCGAAGCGGGCCAGCGGCCCGGCGGTGCGGCCGGACGGGCGACGGCCCGGCGTCATGCCGTAGCGGGCGAGCTCGGCACGGACGAGCTCGGAAACAGCGGCCCGGCCGGCCGGCGCCTCGGTCTCGCCGGTCTCGTCGGTGGTCTCCTCCTCGGTCTCCTCCTCGGTCTCGTCCTCGTCCCCGGCGGCCCGGCCCGCCGCGGCGACGGCACCGGGGAAAGCGCCGCTACCGGGCGGCAGCACGACGGCGATGCCGGTCAGCGGACACGGCGCGGCCGAGGTGCGGGCCACGGTGCCGGTCCCGCCGACGGGGACGTCGGCCTCGAGGGACACGTTGACGAAGCCGAGGACCCGGGCCAGCTCGTAGACGTCACGGCCGCGCGTCGTGTTGGCCAGACGCAGCGTGGCGTACAGCCCGTCGGGACGGTCGGTGAACCCGTCGGCCCGGCCGATCGGTTGACGGTCCGGGTTGAGTTGGCCGTCACCGCCACCGCCGGGGATGTGGCCGTCGTAGATGACGACGCGGTCGTCGGGGACGAGGGAGCCGGGCGACCAGGTCTCGCTGTAGAACGTGCGGCCGTCGTCGGTGACCCGGGCCGCGGTGTGCCACGGCACGACGCACGCCTCGAGGGTCAGGTCGTCGGGGCCGGCGGTGACGGCGGCGCGGCGGCCGGCATGCCAGACCGGGGCGATCGTGGCGGTCGAACGGAACGCGGGAACGGTGACGGTCACGGCAGTACTCCTGACGGGTCGAGGAACGGGGACGGGGTGACGGCCGGCGACGTCGGCTCGCCGGGGAACGTGCCGGCCGGCATCGGACGCAACGATTCGGCGGCGCGCACCTCGTCGACGGTCAGCCAGCGGCCGAGGGCCACCGAGTAGGCGCCGTAGCGGGCGCTGAGGTCGGTGCGCAGCAAGGCCGAGCTGTCGGCGCGGACATGCTGGCCGAGCGGGCGCAGCTCGGAGAACCCGGCCTCGATGCGCATCAGGTAGGCGCCCAACCCGAGCTTGAGCCACTTCGACAGTTCGGCCTCGGTCGTCGCGTAGGTCAGCGAGTCCCCGGCGCGCACGTTGACGAGCGACGGCATCACGGCGAACGCCCGGGCGACCTCGGCGTTAGCGACCTCGATCGACTCGACGAGCTGCGAATCGACGGCGTTCGACCCGATCGGCTCGAGCCGGCCGCCACGGTCGACGACGGCCGGCTCATGGCGGCGGGCGAACGCGGCGAGCATCTCGTCTTTCGCTTCGCGTTTCTGCGTCGTCGAGAGCGCCCCCTCGATGACCAGGGCGATCGACGGGAACCCGGCCTCCCAGAACGATCCGGCCATCTGCCACAGCGCGGCGAGGTACTCGACGGCCTGCATGCACGACCCGATCGGGCCGGTGCCGAGGGTGCCGACGCGTTCGACGCGCCACGGGATCCACACCGCGCCGGTCGGGCCCGGGTCGTAGCGGATGCCTTGCCAGATGATCCGCTCGAGCCGGCCGGAGGGGTCGAACGTGCCGGCGGCCTCGGCGGCGTCGACGACGCGTACGGCGGCCGGGGTGACACCGTCGGCGTAGAACGCGGTCGGGATCAGCCACACGTAGCCGGGGCCGGTCAGGTTCATCACGAGGCGGTGCATCGTCTGCCAGCGCGGCTCCCACGGATCGGGGCGGATCACGATCGGCGGTTGCTCCGCGGTCGGCAGGTTGCCGCGGAAGTTGACGAGCGGGAGCTGCGCCACGGTGTCGGCGACGAGCTGGCGGCAGGCGACGACGATCGGCAGCTCGAACGGGGACAGGTCACCGAGGCGTTCGCGGCGGGCCCGGGCGTCGGCGATGATCCGCTCGATGGCGCCGAGGTTGCCGTCGGCGGCGGCGCGGACCTCAGCGGCGGCGGCGCGGGCGGCAGAGCGGCGGCCCATCTGTCGCAAACCGTGATGTAACGCGCGCCGGGCCGTCTATAACGCGTCACCAGGGGCCCGTAGCCGGTTTGCCCGCACTGAGGTACCAGGCGGGGTCCGTTTCGTCGCTCTGGCGGCCACAGAGCGGCCAGCGGCCCTCCCGATGTGACGGGCGCGGTGAAAATATTCGGGGTTAGGTCACGCTCGGACGGCCGAGGGTGGCGTCGCGGTGCGCCCACACGGCCATCGTCGCGGCGATCAGCGGGCAGGCGCCGGGCTGGCGGCGGTCGAACAGCCAGGCGCCGCCGGCCCGACGGCGCCGTCCGGCGGCGATCGCGCCGTCGAGGTCGACATCGGCGCGGTGCACGACGTCGGCGGTGTACACGACGCGGTCGTAGAACCATCCCGCGGCGGCGGTGACCTCGGCGGTGCGGTAGGGGACGAGCCGGGTCGGGACCTCGACGAGCTCGGGGGCCAGGGCGCCGGCCGGCCCGCCGGCATCCCACACGACGGCCATCGGCGACCAGCGTTCGGCGAGCTCGACGAGACGGGGCCCGACCCACGGCCCATGCGGGCGGTGGTCGACGAGCTCGACGACGACCCGGCCGTCAGGACCGGTGCCGGCGGCGACGATGCTGGCCGTCGTGCGGTCCTCGTCGACCTCGAGGGCGAACACGACCGGGTCGGCGAGGGCGACGTCGGCGAACCCGGCGAGCCAGGCGTCGACGAGGACGGTGTCGACGAGCGTCTCGGGCCACCAGCCGAGGTACTCGGCGCCGAACACGTCCGGCGGCATGATCTCCCGGTCAGCGCGGATGTCGTCGAGGTCGACGTGGTGACCGATGCCGGGGTGGGCGGCGAGCAGGGTGGCGTCGTCGCCGGGGTCGGCGCCGTCGGGGGCGGCGTACTCGATGTAGGCGATGCGCGAGTCGGGGTTGGCGGTGGCGGCCCGGCCGAGGTCGCGCCAGCGGGCCAGCCACGTCGACGCCGCGGTGCCGGCGTTCGACCAGATGATCGTCTGTCCGCCGAGTCCGGTGCGTTGCGTCGGCAGGCAGGCGGCCTCGAACTCGAGCCCGGCCTCGAGGCTGAACTCGCGCCCCTCGTCGATGTTGGCTTGGTCGGCCTTGAGGGAGCGCATGGCGTCCCCGTCGGGCGGCAACAGTCGGAACGTCGAACGGTTGTGGCGCCAGGTGAATGCCTCGGAGCCGTTCGAGCGGCGTAGCGCCAGATGGCGCGGGTGCAACGGGGACAGCTCGACGTCGGGGAACCACTGGTCGCGCCACAGCGCGGCGGCGGTCTCGCGGCGATGGGAGGCGTAGAACGCCCGGGAACGGGGCCGGCGGCGCGTCGTCGTCAACGCGCGGCACAGCGCGACGTGGGTCTTGCCGGCCCGCCGGGGGACGATGACGACACCGACGAGGTAGTGATAGCGGCCCCGGGCGTCGAGCTCGCCGAGGACGTCGGCGGCGTGGCGCTGCCAGGGGATGAACGGGACGCCGAGGACCCGGGCGGTGGCGGCGGCCTCGGCGCCGTCAGTCCGGCGGGACGGGTTGCGCGTCGTCGCCCATGCCGGCGAACAGATCGGCGAGCTCGGCGCCAGAGTCACGGTCGGGGACCGCGAGCAGATGGGTCAGCACGGACTCGTAGCGCCCGATGAGCACGCCGCGGGTGTAGCGCGACTCGTCGTCGTCGAACACGGCCCCTTGCAGCTGGGCGGCGGCCTCGCGGACCAGGGCGACGAGGGCGGCGTCGACCGGCTCGAGGCGGCCGAGATCTCGCATCGCCCGGACCGTGGCCTCGAGCCCGTTCGTGATGCGGCCCCGCGGTCGGGCCGGGGCCGTCGGGAAGAGACGCGGTTGACTCATCGGGCATCGGCGCCGATCCCGGCCGATCGGCGGCGATCGGCGGCGATCCGGCCCGATCCGGCCCGGGCGGCGACGGCCCGGCGGCGCCGTTGTAACGACAAATGGGGGTCCGTCGTCCCGTCGGGAGAGAGACAGGTGGGGGAGCGGCGGTGCCCGCTGGCGGCCCCAAAAATCCGCGAGGTCACCAGACGCGCGACGCGTTCGGACGTCGGCGCGCGAACGCGCGCCGACGGATCGCGGCGATGCGCGGCCCGGCCCCGTAGTTGCACGGCGCGCAACGCGGCACACCGACACAGCATCCCGAGCCGCGGCGGTGGCGGTGCAGGGCCAGCGGCGGAACGTGGTCGACCGTCGTCGCCTGTGCCCCGCACCGGCACATGACGGGATGCCGGTGCAGGGCGGCCACCGCGGCCCGGTGCTCGGGGTCGCGGTACGGGTTCACCGCCCGACGCGGATGACCAGATGCTGATGAGTCGGCAAGGTGAGCTGTACGCCGCGCCCATCGGCCGGGGCCGCCGAGGTCTCGCGGACGGCACCCGACCGATAGGCGGCCTGATAGCCAGCATTCGCCCGCCGGCACGGCAGACACCGGCAGGCACCCTGACGGGACTGGTACCGGGCCCGGGTCCCGTGCGGTGGGAGGGCGAGCGGTGGACGACCGGCCACGGATCGAACGCTAGCGCGATCGATGCAGATGCAACGGGCATCATCGCCCGAGCATCGCAGCGACCCACGCA